GGGCAACAAAACCCAACGCAACCGACCCCACCCACCCCCCACACCCAGGTCCCCACCTCTATCGTTTATCAATTTTTGTGATATGATGTAAGGGAGGTATTCATATGGCAACAAAGAACATAGACAAAATTATCCAAAATCTAAAAGTGATAATCATCATGAAAGCGACGAACCACAACGATAAAGAAATCGCGGATTACTTGGGCATGCCTACGGGGGATATGCTAAATCTAATACAAGGCGACGCTTATCTTTCGTCGGTCTGGGAAAAAGCGCAAGAAAAATTAGTGAGTGACATCGAGCGTAAGTTTTTAGAAAACACGCTGCAACAATTAGAAAGCGGTGATAACACGGACGCGAAGTGGATATTGGAACGGACGAGTAAGAAATATCAAAAGAAAGAACAAGTTGATGTGAACGTGGGAAGCATCGACGACATTATCCGTGGCAAAAACAAATAATCCACTTACAACGCCGGACTATTCGAAGACAATATTTTCTCCGCGATGGTTTATGGAGAACATGTTGCAGATAGTCGATAAGAAAAACCAACTGGTCAAATTCACGCTGAATGAGGAGCAATCAAGACTACTTGACCATGTGGAATTTTGTCTTGAAAATGATTTACCGATTCGCATGATTGTCTTGAAGGCGCGGCAAATCGGGGCGACTACATTTTTTACTGCGTTAGGATTTTGGTTTGCGGCGATGAACCGAAACATCACGTATGGGATTGTGGCTCACTTGCTGAAATCTGCTGAAAGTATCTTTCAAAAATGTAAGGTGTTTTATAATAACTTGCCAAGAGAACTGCAACCCGCCACTACGCAAATGTCAAGTGAAGGGATTACATTCGATAAGAAAAATGGTATGGGGATTAACTCGAAAATACAGTTTGCTACTGTAAGTGAAGGTGTGTTTCGTGGACAAACATTGAGTTATCTTCACCTAACAGAATGTGCGTTCTGGGAAGGCAACGTGCAAGCAATAGAAAACTCACTTGCGCCAACGGTGAGTATCAATCCGCGCACGATGATTGTCAGAGAATCAACTGCAAACGGATATAATTTTTTCAAAGATGACTGGGACAGAGCGGTGAGTGGAAAGAGTGAATACACGCCATTCTTTTTTGGGTGGCAAGACCATAAGGAATACAAACTTCCGGTGCCGAAGGATTTTAAACTGACGGATAAAGAAGAGCAAATCAAGAAAAAACATAACGTCACGGACGAGCAACTGATGTGGCGAAGGTATCAAATCGATAATAACTACGGTGGCAACGAAACATGGTTCGCACAAGAAAACCCAATGACGCCAGAAGAAGCGTTCGTTGCGGCTGGAACTGGTGTTTTTGATTCAGAAACAATTATGGCGGGATACGAATCTTCCGTCGAGCCAGAAAAAGTGGTGTTGGAATCGGTGCCGATGTTTGAAAAACTGCTGGTGTGGGAATATCCGGAAAACGGCACGGAGAAAATATACGCCGAAAAGGCGCAATGGTCGGACGAAAAGCAACAATACGAGATGGTGATGACTGATTTGGTGGTGGAAGAACGCAACTACGCCACACCATATACCATCGGCATAGATACATCAGGTATGGGTGCCGACTATAACCAACTGGTCGTCATCAATAACGTCACAAAAAAACTTGCGGCAAGGTTTGGCAAGAAAAACATGCCGGAAGAACAACTCGCGGCCGTCGCCGTTGAAGTGGCACAAATGTATAATGACGCCATGATTGTCCCAGAAGTCAACTACTCACACGAAATATGTAATTTTATTTTGAAGTTGGGATATAAGAACCTGTATATTACCGAAAGTATGGCAAGACAAGACGCGAAGATTGTTGGTGGTATCCAATATGGGTGGCGAACAACAAGTTCATCGAAAGCACCCATGATTTCTTCGCTTCGGTCAAGATTAACAAGCGACCCAACATTGATTCAAGACCGAGAGTTCTGGTATGAAGCAGAATATTACCTGATGGAAGACCCAAGATTGAATAAAATGAATGCTGCAAACGGACATCACGATGATATTGTGGTGGCAACAGCGATTGCGATGTATGTATCCGATAGTTTTCAAGCAAAACAGACAAGAATTATCATAAAAGACAAATCTCCGGTTCATTTTATCGAAAATATGATAAAATCTAAAAAGAAGATAAAAATTCGGAAGGGAATATTTAATAACAATGCTTAAACGATACACCGAAGCCATTAAAAAAATGCACGACCACTTTAACAAACAAATCGAAGAAGCCGAAAAACGGATTAAACTTTTAGAGGAAACAGTTTTTGCTTTGAAGAGTAATGTCAAAGAACAAAAAAAAGAAATTGAAGTAGAAAAAAAGAAAAAGTGGTTGAACGGCTACCCAGATGAAACCACTAAAGGATAATTATGGCGAAAAAAGAAATTCAACAAACTACCGCCACCGACGTTTACGAACAATTTGAAAACGCTACGTCTTTTAAATCTTCCATCAATCTTATCAACGACATTAATCGAAGTGTGTTGTTTGAAAACGGCAAACAATGGAACATGGACGAAGACATTAAAGACTTTCCAAAAATCACATTAAACATTATCAAGCAAATTGGCAAAACAAGAAAAAGTAATATTATGTCGAACGAGTATGCTTATCTTGTCAATTCAAATAATTTTAAAAGCATTCGTAAAATTCAAGATTTTCTTCGCTACTTATCAGATTGTGTGGGCATGCGCGGAAAAGATATGAAGGCTTTATCGGACGATTATACCAAAGGCACAGCGATTGGATATTTTTATTGGGACGCTGAAAAACGCGGGTTTATGAAAAAATCTGGCGGTGAAATGCGATATGAAGTGATTGATATTCGCAACTTCGCAGTGGCCAATCCATATATTCAAAGTATTCAAGACCAAGAATGGGTTATTTATGTTACGCGTGAAAAAATTAGTTCTCTCAAAGAAAAATATGGCGACCAAGGATATGTTGCTGATGGAAACTTGTATACAAGTGGAACGGAAACAGAACCCATCACCACTAATTTTCCAGATGAAGACCTTGTAAACGTTTATACTAAATTTTTCCGTAACGAAGAAGGTCAAGTTTTTTTCACTATTACTACACAATATCAAATTTTAAAAAAAGCAACTCCACTTAATCCATACTACGAAGGCCCCAAAAAAGAAAAACCGAACACAATGAGTGTGCCAGATGAAAAAGGAAAAGACCTTCGCTCTGGTCATATTTGGAATTTATATCCGTTTGCGAGATTATGTTTGAACGAACGTGATAACTGTTTTTATGGTATGCCTATCACGCACGAATATATCGAAGCACAAAAATCTATCAATAATCACTACTCGGTTTACGACAAAGCCATTCAAGACAACGTGCTTGGTGGTTTCGTTTTCCGTAAAGGTGTCATTGACTCCAATGAAGTCACCACTGAAAACGGGCAAATGCTTGAACTCGACACCATGCCAAATGAACCGATTGCTAACGCTTTTAGTCGTTTACCAGCAGCCGCAGTCCCTGCCGATTCTGCTACATATTCAAACAACTTAATTAACTTAACACGACAAGTGGCAGGTGCAAGTAACGTTCAACTTGGTATGTCGGATTTCGCAGGTCAAAGTGGTAAACAAACACAATTATTATTACAACGCGCACAACAAAACTCTTCTGATACTGCATTAATGTTTAACGAATTTAAAAAAGAACAAGCAAAGATTATGTTTTTATTTGCTAAATTTTTCTACGACAACGAATCATTCACTATCGTTAATCATGGTTCTATGAAAGATGAAGTTCGTGGATATGAAGGCACAAATGCTTTTGATGGTCGCGAATATTTAGAAGATGATGTGATGATTGATATTCGTGTGGGCGCGGCAGCCTCGTTCTCTGAGTATACAAACGTTGAGTTGCTTGGTTTAATGGTGCAATCTGGTCAAGCACCATTCGAAGCGTATGTTGCTATGCTTCCAGAAGGATATGTTTCTAATAAACAAGAAATTATTGAGTTAGCAAAAAATAATAGCAATCTTCTAATTCAACAACTCCAACAACAACTGCAACAAGCAAATATGGTAATGGAACAAATGAATAAGGCATATCAAAAAACACAAAAAGACCTTTCTAATATTGATACTATTATTCAAGAAAACATTAGACTAAAATCTATGATGGCAGAAGTGTCTGCTAACGCGATTGAAAAAGTTAGAAATGCCGATAAACAAGCATTAGAAACCACAGGTGACATGCAAAAATTATTACAAGCCGTGGGTAGAACCGCCGCTAAAACTCAACAACCAAAAAACGAACAACCAGTTCTAAATCCTGAGCAACAAGAAAATAAGTAGTTGACTTTCTAAAAAGTGTGTTATAATAAAAATAACGTAGGCTACCATCGTTAAGGTAGTGTCGCTTTCCCGAGCGTAAGAAGGAGCAATATGGCAGACAAAGAAGAAGTAAAAGTCGTTAAGGAACCAACGGACGAAGAATATTTCTCCGATTTGCTTCAAAACGATGACGACCTTAAAAAAGTTCCAACTCCTCCGAGTGAAGAACAATTAAGGAAGAACAAAGATGCTGAAGAAGCACGCAAGCGTCGTGAGGCCGAAGCCAAACAAAAAAAAGAAGCCGAAGCGAAGCCAGTAGAACAACCCCAAGTGGCTAAAAAACCTGCCGAACCGGTAGTTCAACCTGAAAGTGTGAAACCAGCAGAAGACCCCAAAGCGCAGCAAGTCAATAAACTTGGCGAACAACTTGTTCAGTTTAAGCAAAAATTCCCTGATGTGGATTTGGCCAAACTCGACCAAGATAAAGCATTCAAAAGATTTATTGACGGTAAATTGTTAGGCAAAAAAGACTTCTCAACGCTTTATCAAGAATATCAAGAATTCAAGACAGAGATGATGGGTGTCCAACAAGCCAATAATAATGCCGTTAAATCTCAAGCAAGCACAGGTTCACCAGTTTCAACCGCAACTACGGGAACAGACGTATATTCTGAAGATGAATTAAGACGCATCTCTCAAAAATTACCGTTTATGAGTCCGAAAGAAGCGGCTAAAGTTGAAGGCAAACTGAAAAGGTCAATTCAATACTACGACAACAAGAAATAGGAGTTAATTTATGGCAAACACTGAATTTGCAAAACTCCCCGAGTTATCAAACCAAATTTATAAGGAATGGTATCCAAAAACTGTCTTAGTCCAATCTTGCGACAACAGTTTTGAAGGGGAACTCAATCTTCAAACTCGTGAACTGGACATTCCAGTCTACCACGACCTCTCCATCTATCAAACAACGATTAAAGAACGCGAATTAAAACCCGCACCTTTACAATTCATCAAAGCCTCCACGAAGCGCGTCACCATCGACCGTGGCCGTTACTCACACTGGGGCCAAACTTCCATCGGTAAATTAATCGACAGATTATCCGCCGAAGACAGCGAAGTTCGTAAGAAATTAGTCAATAAATGGGCCGTTGAAGCCGAAAAAGAACTCGCACAATGGGTTGCCTTCGACTTACCAGCGAAACACGAAATCGACTTACACTCTGCTAACTATTTAAACGCTGTGGTCAGTTCCGCAAACGTCATGCGTGCTTTGGATATTTTACAAGCCAAAGTCATTCAACAAGATATGGAACCAACCGAATTCACTTTATTCGCTTCCGAAAAATTCGAACAAGTTCTCCGCGACACCAAGATTAGTTTTGCTTCGCAAGATGCAGACGCAACCTTTAAAACAGGTTTTGTTGGTATGGTGAATGGCGTCGAAGTCCGTCGTATCCACGTGCAATCGATTACTACTCGCGATGCAAACACCGCTGAAGTAAAAGCCGAAATTGCTATTTGGAAAACGCGTGATGGTATTCAATATGTTGTCCCGTTCAGAAACACAGTTTCTTATGAAATCCAACCAAACGAAGTGTTAATGGGTGGTATGGGATACCAAACTGTTGAATATTATGACTTCTTCAACCTTTATCCTGGTCGCTTATTCCGCGTAAAAATGAAATATGATGCTGCCGCGTCATATCCAACCAAGTAAGGTAGGTAAAGAATAATTATGGCAATTAAAAATATCAAAGTCATCATCGCTCCTCCAGCGTTAGATGCGCTCTCTCCGAAAATTACATTTGTGACTTCCGCTACGGCTGACGATTACATTCGCATACCCCGTCGCGTTCCATTTGTGGACGTTACTGCCCCAACTGGTTTCTTCCGTCACAACATTCTCCAAAACGGTTCTGGTAACGCGTCGCAAGATGTCGCAACCATCGCCGCTGGTAACTCCTTCCCAGGTTCGGCCACAACCAACACTGAAGGTGGCTTGGGTTATCAATTACCCCACGTTGAAAAATTAGTTTTGTTAGTTAAAAAAGGTGCATCTGGTGCCGAAGTCTTCACCATTGAAGGTTCTACACAATATCGCATTCCTGATTTAGCGATTTCTGTCCCAGCAGGCGCTGCCGGTGATTTATACGAATTCAGTTTAGCGAATTTCGGTTTATACATCGGTGGTATTGCCGGAGAAGATGGTATCATGATTAAAAATGCTACCACCACTCTTGGTTTAGCCTTAGTCGTCCGCGCCGCTTAGTTGTTTCGTTGCCGCGGCTTACCCCGGCCCTCCTTTCTCGGCAACGTTTCAATACAAACCACCCTTGACCTCTCCATGTGAGAAATCCACCAAGGGTGGTTTTATTTTTTATTGATTGTGGTATAATAAAAAATATGAATAGAAAAAGAAAAAAATTATACGAA